TTAATGATGATTATAGAAAAGTCTATGATATATATAAAGCAAATATGAATAATATATCAGTAGGTAATGTCGTTAATTGTTATTTTGCTTTATCCAATCGTGGTGGTTCAAAAACTTTTAAAGAAGGAAAGGCTAAAATTAATGATATTGATTTTGCAAATTATTTACTTAGCAACTTTTCTAATCTGAACAAAGAATATGGCAAGAAGAAAATTGCAGCTTATTGTGTAAGGGAAATGATACAAGTAGGATATGTAAAGTGCAAAAAGGATATTAATGCAATGAATTATCTTTTTAAGATGTATAGTAAAATGGCAAAGCAAAACCATTTAGCGATTACGTCCATCACAGATTTTAGACCAATAATGGAAACCTATTTGAATGACTATTATATGATAAGAAAACAAAAGATGTAATGAAGATATTAAATTTATATGCCTGTCTAGGGGGCAACAGATACAAATGGGACGAAGTTACAAGTGTAGAAGTAACAGCTGTGGAACTAGACCCCGAAGCAGCAAAGTTGTATCAAGAAAGATTCCCAAACGACAAAGTAATTGTAGCAGATGCACATCAATATTTGCTAGACCATTACAAAGAGTTTGATTTTATATGGAGTTCACCACCTTGTCCAACACACAGTAGAGCAAGATTTGCAAGAAGAAGCACAACAACTGCTGCATACCCTGATATGAAGTTATATCAAGAAATATTGTTTTTAGATAAGTGGTTTGAAGGGAAGTACTTAGTGGAAAACGTTGTGCCATATTATGAACCTTTAATACCTGCTAAAAAAATAGGTAGGCATTTGTATTGGTCTAATTTTGTTTTGCCAAAAAGCCTTAATGAAAGAAAAGCAAGTATAATGGAGAGTGCTAATGAAGTTAAAAAATGGTGTGAGTTCCACGACTACGACTTCTATAAGTACAAAGGAAAACAACCCATAAATAAAATGGCAAGAAACCTTGTAGACTATGAAGCAGGAAAAACAATACTAGAAACAGCTTTAGGGATAATAAGAAAACAAAACACCAACCAAACGGAACTTTTTGAATAAAGACATAATAGAAGAGTTTTACTACCTTACCTTACTAGACATAAGAGAAGGAGTAAGCATACAGGAGTTGGAAGATATAATACAACTCTATGAAGATGTAGAAGATTACGAAGCCTGTGCAGGAATACTAAAAGCAATAAACGAAACACGACACGATACAATAACAAACATCAATGAGAAACTTTAAAATACTAAAAGAGATTAGGAACATAGTAGAACAAGAATGCAACTTACACCTAACCGCAAAGACAAGAAAACAAGAATACGTTTACGCAAGAGCGGTATACTATAAGCTATGCAGGGAAATAACCAATTCATCATTAACAGACATAGGTAAGATGTTGAATAAAGACCACGCTACTGTATTGCACGGTATAAGAATATTTGATGCGTTCCTAATGCAGAAATCATACTATACATACGAACTATCAATTTACAACAAAGTGATGGAAGTATATACTGATGAATCAGACAAGAACCCATCTACACTAATTGAGAAAGTAAAAGCGGAGAAACTAAGACTCCAAAAAGAAAAGCAAGAGGTGATTAAAATTTACCAAGACATAAACACCCAATACCTAGACCTAAAAAAGAAACACAACCATATGCTAAAGTTCTTTAGTAAATACGAACCTAATGCATACGATAAATACGCAGAGGTGTAATGGAATACTCAATAATGTTATTTGCTATCACATCCTTTGGGTTACTAGCAGCAGCAGTTTACGAATACTTTAGAGATTAACAAAAAAGTTTAATTTTTATTGTACATATAGATATTGAATAATCAATCTATTTCAAATTGGATAAAAGAAAGTTTAACGGTGGAGCAAGAGCAGGTGCAGGTAGAAAACCTAAAGCCGAAGAAATACAGCTTGTAGAACGTTTATCCCCATTAGAAGATGATGCATTAGCTGCGTTATCAGAGGGTGTAAAGTCTGGCGATATTAAATGGGTTACTCTTTATCTTAACTACTATCTTGGGAAACCAAAAGAAACTAAGGACATTTCTATCAATGAAGATGTACCTTTGTTTATAGACTAGGGATAACCTAAACCCTGTCTGTAACTTATATGCACGTTAAAAAAACACAAGCACTAAATAAGTTAAGAGAACTTAACAGTCGTACAAAGATTGTGAGGGGTGGTACTAGCGCAGGTAAGACTATCTGTATTTTAGCTATCCTGACTGACTACGCCATAAAAAATGAAGGCAAAGAGATTAGTGTAGTAAGTGAATCTATTCCACACCTTCGCAGGGGTGCGATGAAGGACTTTATTAATATCTTAAAAGGCTTAAACCGTTACAAAGAATCACAGTTCAATCGTAGCAATTTAAAGTACACATTCACCAACGGAAGCTACGTTGAGTTCTTTTCAACAGACCAACCTGACAAACTAAGAGGTAGCCGTAGAACAGACTTATACATCAATGAGTGTAATAATGTACCCTTTGATGCTTACCAACAGCTAGCGGTAAGAACATCGGGAAATATATGGCTTGACTACAACCCCTCTTCTGTGTTTTGGGTGGATAAGGAATTAGTAGGGAAAGAAGATACAGACTACATCACGCTAACCTACAAGGACAATGACTTACTACCCGAAAGCATTGTAAAGGAAATAGAGAAAGCTAAGGAGAAAGCAAAGACATCAAGCTATTGGGCGAATTGGTGGCGTGTATATGGACTAGGTGAAATAGGAAGCCTAGAGGGTGTATGTATTCCTGATTGGAAAGAGATAGGAACTGTACCACAGGAAGCAAGGTTACTAGGAATGGGAGTTGATTTTGGTTGGAACGACCCAACTGTGATTATAGCATTATATAAATGGAATGATGCTTATATCTTTGATGAGGTATTTTATAAGTCGAGTACTACTTTAAGGGATTTATCTTTGTTCTTACGAAACAATAATATTACAGAAAACCTGATAGCAGACAACGCAGAGCCAAAAAGTATTGAAACTCTTCGCAGGGATGGTCATAATATTTATCCCTGTACAAAGGGTAGGGATAGTGTAAACTTTGGAATCAACCTAATAAACCAAAACGAAATATATGTAACAAGCAGTAGTAGAAATATGAAGCGAGAACTGCAAGGCTATATATGGGCAAAGGACAAAGAGGGGAATACACTTAACAAACCCACAGGAGAACATCCTGACTGTATTGATGCTGCACGTTACATTCTAACTGATACACTAGAAAACCCACATAAGGGAAAATATTTTGTTTATTAATAAAATGTTTATTACTTTAGCAGAGTAAAACAATTAAAAAAAACAATATGGATTATTTAGTAGAGGAATACGAAAGACACTTACAGCGCATTGGCGAATGTGATGAACCCTGCCCTACTTGTGGCAGACCAACAGAAAAAGACTTCTGCAATGGCGATTGCTTTGAAGCATATTTAATGTAAAACAAAAATTATGAGAATACAAGAAACAGAAGAGTACCGAATCGTTAAACAATTAACATCGGAAGAAAACAAGCAACTACTTAGAAAAGCATTGTGGCAAGTGCCTGTTGCAATGGGAACGGTGTACGCAGGTATGTACGCATTTATGTACTTCTTTTTATGGCTAGTGAGACTTTAAAAGAATGGCAAGTAATGAAGGCTTGTTGGGATAAAGGTTTCTTTGTAGAGCAGCACCCTATGGGAAGGGGTTGGTCTAAGAAGGCTTATCCTGTACAGCTTGTGATGGACTTACAAGGCTTTAAGAAGATGGGAACAGATTCGTATGAACAGAACAGCAAAGAACTAGAAGAAAAAATAAACGAGATGTACTTGTATATTTATAAAAAATTTATATCTTAGTAAGGAAATATTTTTCATTTAGATAATTTAGTTAATATTGGTTAAGGGTGGTAGAAATACCGCCCTTTTCTTTTTATACATAATCCACCTTATTTTATTGTACTTATATGAAAGTAGATATACTTGTACCAAGCAGCCTTAGTGAAGTAACATTAGAGCAGTATCAAAAGTTTTCTAAGATTAATACGGAAGATAATTCAGATACAGGATTCTTGATGCACAAGACTGTCGAGATATTTTGCAACCTTAACCTAAAGGATATTGCAAAGATTAAATACACCTACGTTCAAGAGATACTAAACGACATAAACAACCTGTTTGAACCTAAGCAAGAATTGATTCCTAGATTCACAATGGGTGGCATTGAGTATGGATTTATTCCTGTGCTTGATGATATGACTTTAGGTGAGTATGTAGACCTTGATGAAAACTTTACTGATTGGGAACGTATGCATAAAGCAATGGCGGTTCTTTTTAGACCCATTAAACTAAGCAAAGGTGATAGGTATCAAATAGAAGATTACGATGGCTTAGACAACGCTGAACGAATGAAGAAGATGCCTTTAGATGTAGTGATGGGGGCAATGGTTTTTTTTTGGACTTTAAACAGCGAGTTGCTGAAAACTACCCTGAACTTTTTGGAACAGGAAGTGGGCAAGGAGATGACTACACAGCAGCTTCAACATTTGGAAAAAAGTGGGGTTGGTATCAAAGCATCTATGGAATTGCTAAGGGAGATGTTACCAAGTTTGAGAATATCACTAAACTGAATGTTCACGAATGTTTGGTTTACTTAGCATTTGAAAAAGAAAAAATAGAACTAGAAAGACAACAGATTAAAAGAAGATGACAGGATTCTACAACGTAACGGATAAAATCAAAGATACACTAGCAGCAGAACCATTTGTAAATACAGTTACTTATGGAAGCCTAGACGATGTTGATTTAAACAAACAAACTATATTTCCTTTATCACACTTGATAGTAAACAACTGCAACGTGGCAAACAATACGCTAACGTTTAATATAAGTGTACTATCAATGGATGTAGTGGACGAAAGCAAAGCAGAAGTAGAAGATGAGTTTGTAGGAAACGATAACGAGCAAGACGTACTTAATACACAATTAGCAGTCCTTAACAGACTAATAGCAACATTACAACGTGGCGATGTCTATACGGATAAGTATCAAGTGATAGGTGCAGTAGGATGTGAACCTTTTGTAGATAGGTTTGAAAACAAGTTAGCAGGGTGGGTAGCTACATTTGATGTAGTAGTAGAAAACGATATGACTATATGCTAACAAAGGGGTACACATATCAAGCCTTAAACGCCTTTAAGAAGTTTGTGATACAACAATCACGCAGCAGACTTACTAAGGGTAGAAAGAACGTAAATAAGAAACTATATAACAGTATTGATGGTGATGTGAAGGTTAGTGCTAATTCTATTAGTCTATCGTTCTATATGGAAGATTATGGTGTATTCCAAGACAAGGGGGTGAGCGGTACAAAGAAGAAGTACAATACACCATTTAGCTACACCTCTAAAAGACCGCCACGCAAAACATTAGAAGAATGGATAAGCAAACGCAGATTTCAATTTAGAGATAAGAACGGAAAGTTTATATCCTACAAGAGTATGTCGTTCTTAATCCAAAGAAGCATATTTGAAAAAGGCATTAAACCAAGTCTGTTCTTTACAAAACCATTTGAACAAGGTTTTAAGAAATTACCAGACGAACTTATAGAAGCATACGGTTTAGACGTAGAAGAATTATTAGAATTTACACTTAAAAGATGAGTACAAAAATAAACGCAAGAAGTCCATTCTACATAGAAGCAGAAGAACCTACGGTAGCACTAGGGGCTTTTACTTGTACAACAGCAGGGCTAACAGATTTCAGGGTTAATAGTGATGGTACAATAATAGACCCCTTAATTAGAAAGGGTTCAATAATTAGTCAAGACCATACATCATTTGCAACAAACACAAGTGGAAGCGCAATACCAAGAACTGTAAACTATACAATCTTGATACCTTCTGAATACACAAATTCAGACGATGGTACTATTGTATGCCCACAGGATTTTGACCAACCTACTCAAACAGCATCAGAAGACCCTACACAAAACGACAATTGCCCATCTTTTAGTGGTACAATATCCAACATTACAGGGCTAGACAATACAGGTTCTAGCATTACATTAAACAGTTTCTTTAGTGAAGGAGCAGATGCAAACATTGATACATATAGAGTAATACAATATGGTGATGCTGCAATAAAGCCTTCGTTTAGTGGAACAGGCTTAAATCAAACGGTTACGTTTACAACAGGGCTAACTTGTGCAGAAGCAAGTTTTAGAATAGAAGCGCAAAACGACCAAGATTCTTGTGTTGCAAGAAGTAACCTATTTACAATATCAGCAAATTGCCCAAGCGTAACATTGACCTGTACAACAGATGATGATAATAATGATTCAATAAATCTTCAAGGCGGTTCAATAGCAGCGGATGGAACAATAAGCAGCCCAAGTTTTCAAAATGCACTAAATATAAAACGAATAGAAGATAGTGGAAACAGCACGATAACAAGTTATCCTGCAAATACAACAGGAAGCGCAAGAGACGTAACTTTAACATTTGTGTTTGATATTCCAAGTCATTATACAAACAGCGGTGAAATAGAATGTGATAAACCATTTTCACAGCAACCAACAGATGCACCTTTAGAAACATTAGCTTGTGGTGATGATAGGATTGTTTACGAAAATTTTAGAATAGCTTCAACAGGCGATATCCTTCAAGGTGAAGCAAGGGTATTGGTTAATGGAGTAAGCGTAGACTTTACTGTAAATACATTGGGGGTTACAACAGGAACAGCGTTTCCAGAAGTTGCGGTTACTACACCAAGAACAATAGGAGTTACAATAACAGTTCCGAGCGGTTGGGCAAATGCAGGAAGCACAATAGGAGGCACGGTAGGTTCTGCTTGTAATCAATCAGTTCAACAGCCACCAACAAAAAACCTTTGCGTTGGAATAACAGGAACATATTATATTACAAGCACAGGGGTAGATAGCCTTTGTGGGTTTTGTGATTTTGTTACATTAACCAATTTAGAAGTAAATGGAACGATTGCAGTAAATGAGCCTGTATGTAGAAATGGAAATCAATTTAATGGTGCTTTCAAATGGTTTGGAGTATCTAATTTCCAGAATACAACTATTGGTGATGTAGGCATAGGATTTACGGTAGCAAGAATAGATTCTTTTGGTTTTATTAGTGAAATACGACAGGTAAACTGTGAAAGCGGAGAATGCGCAGGGGGTTCAAATAATATACTTTTTTAAGATGGCAATAAAAAGAGCAACAATAAAGATTTACATATACGAGGGTATACAAGGAAGCTATACAAACGGTGATTTAAAGTACACTTTGTCAAAGGACAGGATATCAAGCAGCGACAATATCATATTTGAAATAGCTGACTTAGTTCGAGATTATATAGAACACAACTTCAATGATGACTATGCTTCTACAACGAAATGGATTACAATATCTAAAACTTTGATAGATGAGGCAACTAATGAAGAATTTATTGGTTCGCCTGTGATTGATAATTATATTCTTTTTGATGGGTATGGAAATTATGAAGATGAAGTCAACCCACAACTATCAGACAATGCGCTTATAACTGCAACAGACGTATATCTTCCAGAGGGCGTTTCGGGAAAGATACCAATATTTGCAGAAGGAGTTGGTAAAGTAACAATTGATTTAACAGACACCGAAATAACGGATAGTGGTAACAGTAATCAAAAGATTCAGTACGTTACTATTCCTGCTGATAGTTCAACGATTCAAGTATATGATACAGATGATTCTACTTTATTAAAAACTATTGCGGTCAATAATATATGCGAACCTAAATTCACAGAATATAAAGTAACTTTCGTAAACAAGTATGGTGCATATCAAGACGTTTACTTTTTTAAGAAAACAGTAGAAACCTTTTCTGTTCAAGATGATACATACAAAGTAAATAACATAAATACCTCAACAGTAACTTATCCAACATATCAAGGGCAAAGACAAAGGTATGCAGTAAACGGACAAACAAGTTTACAAATGAATACAGGGTTTATAAAAGAAACATCGGTTAGTACTATTGAAGAAATGTTTTTATCCGAGAATGTATGGATAAGATTTGAGGGCAAGACGTTACCTATAATACCAAAAAGTAAATCATTTACACAAAAGACTTCTTTGAATGATAAACTAATTAATTATACGGTGGACTTTGACTTTGCATTTAACAAGATAAACAATGTACGCTAATGCTACAATTACAACTTTACATAGATGGTCAAGAAGTAGAATTACACGACAACGAAAGCGTGGTGCTTACACAAAGCCTTCAAGACGTCCTTGATATACAAAAAGTATTTACAGACTATACACGGACTTTTAATGTACCTGCATCAAAAAGTAATAACAAGATATTCAAGCACTATCACAATCCTATAATCAAAGATACAGATACGCTAGTATCAAGACCTGCGGAATTACACTTAAACCACGAGCCTTTTAGGACTGGAAGAATAAAACAAGAAAGTGTAGAGTTGCAAAATGGTTCACCATTAAATTACCGTATTACATTTTTTGGTAACACAATACAATTAAAAGAAATTATTGGTGATGCAATGCTATCTGACTTATATGAGGTGAATGCAAATATCAACTATTTTCCTGACACTGTATTGACACAAATGCAAGATGGTGCAGATTATAATATAAACGGTGAAGATGTATTAGATACATTAATCTATCCGCTAATATCTAATGACAATAGACTTGTGTATGATTCTAACGATAGTACAGCAGGAACATTTAATTTGTATGCAAGTGGTCAGCAGCACGGTGTAGTGTTTGACCAATTAAAACCTGCGATTCGTTTACACGCTATATTGCTTGGCATAGAAAAGCAATTTGGCTTATCGTTTTCTAGGGATTTTTTTAATTCTACAAATCCAGATTGGTATAATTTGTATTTATGGTTGCACAAACAAAAAGGAGGTCTTGAACCCGAAGAGGGCGAAAGTGTAAATTATAAAGCAAGTAATACTGGGTGGGATGTAACAACAGGCGGTCATCCAACAATTAGACAAGGTTTTAAAACTGGTTCGGGCTATCAAAACTATGATAGTAGAGATGCAAACAGATATATGGTTATTTCGGCAGAAGCACCCATTGGTGTTGATTATTCTGTTAGAGTTAAAGAAGGGAATAACATTTTATATGAGGGGGAACATACAGGTGATGATAATATTATAACCATCCAAGATGAGGCGCTTTTGGCAAAGACAAGAGGTAGAGGCACATACACTTATCACCCGCATCATTACATAGAAGTGGGATGTCAGACTAATGCAACAATTACTCTATCTGTTATTATTTATGATAGATTAAAAATACAAGATGCAAATTCAGCCCACGCTACTCAATCATATTCTTTCACAAACACTTACAGTTCAACGATAGCAGCAGAAATGCCTAAAATGAAGGTAATTGATTTTATAACTTCATTATTTAAGATGTTTAATTTAACTGCTTATTATAATGGGGATAAAATTGAAGTGTTACCGTTAGATGATTTTTACGCAGAATCAACGAATGTTTTTGACATAACAAAATACATAGATAAACAAAAAACAGAAGTCAAAATAAATTATCCGTTTTCTAACGTATCTTTTAAGTACAAGGGTTTAGATACTTTCTTAGCTTCTTTTCATAGTACGTTCTTTAACGAAGAATGGGGGTCTTTAACATACCAAAATGATGCTGATTACACTTCTGATTCATATAATATTGAATTGCCATTTGAGCATCATAAGTTTGAGAGGTTTCCAAACACAACCGTACAATGGGGTTGGTCAGTAGATAAAAAACAAGAACCGTACTTAGGCAATCCGTTTATATTTTATGCGCACAAAGTTACTAATGGAACGCCAATACAATTTACGGAAACTTTAGGTGGTACGATGCACCAAATAGATGACTATTACATACCTAGTAACAACGCAGACCCTACTGATAACGACAGTCAAAGCATACACTTTGGAGCGGAAAAAAATGAATACACAGCAAACTTCGCAAAAAATTCATTGTTTTTAACATATTACAAAACATATATAGAAGAAGTGTTTGACAGTTCACGTCGAATATTTACGTTTAAAGCATTTTTACCTTTGTCAGTATTGAGTAATATATCGCTAAATGACAGGGTAGTAATATTTGATGAACTATATAAGATAAACAAGCTAACGACCAATTTTGAAACAAATGTATCTACGTTAGAACTTGTAAACGAAACACAAGAATTTACATTTGAGCCAAACGATGTTATTAAAGAAACCGTTCAAACGGTAGATGCTTCGATTGCAACAGCGGACAATACGGAAATCACAGCGGATAAAACTATACTTATATTTTAGAAGATGGTAGAAAACATATTACAAATGCTTGAAATAGCAAAGAAGCAAAAAGAGATAGGTAAGACTACTCACATTGCGTTAGGCAAGTACAAATACCCAGAAACGATTAAAGAAGCGTACAAACAATTTAAATTGGAATTATGTCTATAAAGAAAACAATAGAAATAGAAGCAAGGGTTGAAAAAGCCGAAAAAGACCTAGATGGGGTTGCTAAGAGCGTACAGAAGATTGACAAAAACCTTGAAGAGGTAAAAGATACATCAAGCGGTGTAGCTAAAGGTGTAAAGGGTATAGGTAATGCATTAAAAGCAGCAGGGATTGGACTTGCTATTGCAGCATTTGCAAAGCTAGGTGAGGTGTTTAACCAAAACCAAAAGGTAGCTAATGCATTTAATATAGCGTTTGAAGGATTGTCTTTAGCTTTTAATGACTTCTTTAAGTTCTTAGATTCTAACGTAGGAACAATTATAGACTATTTTAAGGGTATTTTTAGCGACCCTAAACAAGCTATTGTAGATTTTGGTAATAGTATCAAGGCAAATCTAACAGAACGATTTAACAGCTTCTTAGACACGCTTGGCTATTTAGCAAGTGCGGTTAAGAAAGTATTTAGCAATGATTTTGCGGGTGCATTAGAAGATGTGAAAAATGCAGGAAAAGAATCACTAGATGTACTTACAGGAGTAGACAATACTTTTGATAAATCTGTTGAAACGGTAACCAACGCAACAAAGGCAATAGTAGATTATACTAAAAGTACAATAGATAGTGCATCAGCGATAGTTGATTTAAACAGAAAAGCAGAAGTAGGTATTGCTCAAAACCGTATCATCTTAGAGCAAAAGGATAGGGAAGCGGAAAAGCTAAGACAAATCAGAGATGACGAAAGCAAAACCATTGCAGAACGCATTGAAGCTAACAACAAACTTGCAGAAGTATTAGACGAGCAAGAAAGATTAATGTTGGCAAATGCAGATGCGGTAATAGCAGCAGCACAAGCGCAGTTTGATAAGAACGCAAACGACGAGAATCAAATTGCATTACTAGAAGCAAAGGCAGAACGTGAGGGTATCTTAGCACAGATTGAAGGATTCCGTTCAGAACAGTTGATGAATATAAATTCTTTAGAACGAGAAAGAATTGATTTGATTGATGAGGAAAAGGAGAAAGCTAAAGAAGCAGCAGAAGAACAAATAGCGTTAAGCAGAGCAGTTGCAGAAGCAAAAATTCAAGACAGCGTAAACACGTTAAATTCTATTGTTGAGTTAGCAGGTGAAGGAAGTGCATTAGGTAAAGCAGCAGCAGTAACATCTGCGACTATTAGTGGTATTGAAGGTGTACAAAATGCTTACTCAACTGCACAAAAATCACCAATAACAGCTTTTTTCCCTGCATACCCAATAGTACAAGCAGGATTGGCAGCAGCTTTTAGTGCATCACAAATTAAAAGTATAGTTTCTACACCAAAACCAAACAAATCAGGATTTTCAGCAAGAAGTCCTAGAGTTGGAAGTGGTGGCGGTGGTGGTACATCCGCAGCACAAGCACCTGCATTTAACGTGGTAGGAGCATCAGGAACAAACCAACTGGCAGAAGCTATAAATGGTAGAGATACGCAACCAGTAAAAGCATTTGTAGTATCTAACGAAGTAACAAACGCCCAAGCATTAGACAGAAACATTGTTAATTCTGCTTCACTAGGATAACAAAAACACAAAAAAAGTATTGTACTTATATGGACATTATAGAACTTTTTATAGATGAAAACGACGATGTTTCTGGAATTGAGGCAGTATCAATAGTAGAAAACCCTGCAATTGAAGAAGATTTCGTAGCATTAAAAAACCAAGAGTTTAAATTTGCAGAAGTGAACAAAGAGAAGCGTATTCTAATGGGTGCTGCTTTGATTCCTAATAAACCTATTTACAGAAGAAACGAAGATAACGAATACTACATTTACTTTAGTCGTGATACAGTCCGTAAAGCAAGTGAGTTATTCTTTATTAGAGGCAACCATAATAAGAGTACCTTAGAACATCAAATGCCCTTAGAAGGCTTGGTAGCGGTTGAAAGTTGGATAGTAGAAAACAAGGAAAAAGACAAGTCTAGTCATTACGGAATGGATATGCCATTAGGTACTTGGATGCTATCAATGAAAGTTCTAAATGATGATGTCTGGAATAACTACGTTAAGACTGGTAAGGTTAAAGGGTTTTCAATAGAAGGCTACTTTGCTGATAAGATGGAAAGACCTAACGAGCCTAACGATTTATCAGCTTGGGAACAAGCAGAAGAAGATTTTCTATTAGAAGAATTAAAACAAATATTAGCAGGTGAAGAATTAGAATCATTTGCAGATTATCCAGATGCAGTAAGTAATAACGCTAAAAGAGGAATAGAATTAAACGAGAAAGTAAACAACAAGTGTGCAACGCAGGTAGGAAAAGTAAGAGCGCAACAACTTGCGCAGGGAAAAGCTGTAACTGTGGAAACCGTAAAAAGAATGTTCAGCTACCTAAGTAGAGCAGCGGAATATTACGATGAAGGCAACAGCGAAGCCTGTGGTACTATTTCTTACTTATTGTGGGGTGGTAAAGCAGGACTTAGATGGGCAGGTTCTAAACTAAGAGAATTAGACCTATTAGAAGCTGATTTAAAAGAACCTTGTCAAGCAGGATATGAAATGATAGGCTTTAAGATGAAAAACGGAAGAAGAGTACCTAATTGCGTTCCTATAAAATGAGAGATTACGAACAATACGCCCCAAGCCCTAAGAATGACCGCAGAGCCTGTCTATGTGATGATGGAACGTACAGCAGAAAGTGCTGTGATGGAAGTTTCCAAGCACAAGGGATAGGCAATATAACAGGAGAAAGTCTTGCAGGTGTTTGGTATGGTTATTTAGCCACAGCTTGTTCTGACCAACATACAAGGCACGTTCATATGCACGATACTGAATTAACAGTAGGTAAAGTGTATTACCTTACTTTAGAAAACAATCACAACGAGTGTTACACTATAACTTCTACCCACCATTCAGAAGGGGTGCATATTAATAGTGCATCTGTTCAGTATGATGACTGTGCAGAATGTGAAGCAGCAAACTAAAAATACAACAACAAATTAAATAACCTATTGTTATAATATGGATTCAAAGACAAAAGATATATTACAGAAGTTTTCCACTCAAAAGGTGGAGTTAGCATCATTTGAAAACGAAAAAAACAAATTTAAACAATTTGCTAAAAAAGTTTTTAAAGACCAAGATGATGTTACTGCTAAATACAGAGATGCTATCGATGAGATAAGACAATCTAAAAAAGACGTAGAGCAAGCCTTTAAAATGTTAGAAACATTACAGAAAAAAGCTAATAAAGCACAGGCTGAATTTAAAAGTCTTGGCATTGAAGCACCTTCTTATCTTTTTGAAATAGATGGAGTAGGTTTTTTAGGATGGGAAAACAACTTAATAGATACAAGACAAATTCTAAATACATACATCAATAATTAAGATATGAAACCACAAGTACAAAAAATATTTACCAAGTTAGCTAAAGAAAAGGTTGAGTTAGGTATCGCACAAGATTACGCAAGTGCTGCTATGGATGCTTTACAGTCTATTGATGATGCTGAAAATTTAATTAAAACTTTAAAATCTTTAGACAATAAAGCTGATTCAGTTTTTAAGCAAATATCAAAGGCAGAAAACAATATTGTAAGTATTGCTCAAAAAATGATTAGCAAGGTAAAAGAATTAGGTATTGATGAAAAAAGTTTACCTGAAATAAAAAAATCAAGAGATTTACAGAAGAAAATTTCTTCTATAAGAAAAGACTTGCTGCAATTAATTCGTTAAAAACACAACAAACTAAATATTAATTTATTGTACAATATATGAAAGCAACAGAAATTTTATCAAAAGCAAAAGAACTTCTTTCTATCGAAACAGAAGAAGTGAAGTTAGCACAAGCTACTTTGGAAAATGGTACTGTTATCGAAGCCGAAGAAATGGCAGAAGGTAAAGAAGTATTCATTGTTACAGAAGATGAGAAAGTAGCATTGCCTGTTGGCGAATACACTTTAGAAGATGGTCAAGCCTTAATCGTAGAAGAAGAAGGAATCATCGCTTCTATTGGTGAAGCCCAAGAGGAAGAAGAAGCCCCTGCCGAAGAAGAAGTAGAAGCAGCGGAAGAAGAAGAAATGGAATACGCGACTAAAGCTGAACTTTCTGAAATCAGAGAAATGGTTGAAGAAATTAAATCTATGCTCGAACCTAAAGAGGAAATGAGCGCAGAGGAATTAGCAGAAGAAGCGGTGGAAGATATTGTGGAGGAAGTTAAAGAGGAACTTTCTGAAGTTGAGAAAATTACTCATAACCCCGAAGCAAGTGCTAAGAAGGAATTAAACCTTTTTGCACAAAAAAGAGCAAGTAGCACCTTAGACCGTGTACTTGGCAAATTTGGAAATTTTAATAAATAAATAAAAAATGGCAACAACAACTAGTATTACTACTACTTATGCAGGGGAAAGTGCAGGACAGTACATTTCAGCTGCATTATTAAGCGGTTCAACTATCGAAAACGGTGGTGTAACTGTAAAACCAAACGTAAAATTTAAAGAGGTAATCAAGAAATTATCTACAAACGACATCGTAAAAGATGCTTCTTGTGATTTCGATGCAACTTCTACAATTACACTTACTGAACGTATTCTACAACCAGAATACCAACAAGTGAACTTACAACTATGTAAGAAAGACTTTATTTCTGACTGGGAAGCTATCTCTATGGGATATTCTGCTCACCACGATTTACCAAGTTCTTTCTCTGACTTCTTAATTGCACACGTTGCAGCTAAAGTAGCAGACCGCACAGAACGTTCTTTATGGAGTGGAGACACAGCAACTAACGGACAATTTAACGGAATCACTAAATTAGTATCAGAAGATGCAGCCCTTCCAGCAGCACAAGAAATCGCTGGTACTACCGTAAATTCTGGCAACGTAATTACAGAATTAGGAAGCATTGTAGATGCTATCCCTTCTACTTTATACGGTGAAGAAGATATGTTCATCTACGTTTCTCAAAACATCGCTAGAGCATATGTTCGTGCATTGGGTGGATTTGGTGCATCTGGATTAGGCGCAGCAGGTACAAACGCTCAAGGTACTCAATGGTGGAATAATGGTTCACTTTCTTTTGATGGTGTTAAATTATTTGTAGCTAACGGACTTGGAGACAACGATGCAATCGCTACTACTAAATCAAACTTATTCTTCGGAACTGGACTATTAGCAGACCACAACGAAGTTAAAGTTTTAGATATGGCTGACTTAGATGGTTCTGATAACGTAAGAGTTGTAATGAGATTTACAGCAGGAGCGCAAATCGGAGTTATCGAGGATGTAGTTACATATGGTATTGCAAACTCTGCAAACTAAGAAAGTAAATAAATAACCTAAGAGGGTGGGTGAGCCAATGAGCCTACTCACCCTTTTTTAATACAAAAAAGACGATGAGTTGCAGTATAATAAAAGGCAGAAAAGAACCGTGCAAAGACGTGGTGGGCGGCATTCGTGCAGTATATTTTACAGATTTCGGTGATTACGGAACTGTTACCCAAACGGATGACGAAATTACAGATATGACAGGAACTTTTACTGCCTATAAATATGAACTAAAAGGAAATAGTAGCTTTGAACAAGCTGTTACTTCTTCACGTGAAAACGGAACTACTTTCTTTGACCAGACCTTAAACATCACATTTAAGAAACTATCTAAGGAAGATAACAAAGAGATTAAACTTTTAGCTTACGGTAGACCACACATCGCTGTTGAAGACTATAATGGAAATGTATTCGTTATGGGATTAGAACACGGTGCAGAGGTTACAGGGGGTACAATCGTAACAGGAGCAGCAATGGCTGACTTATCTGGTTACACTTTAACCTTCAATGCACAGGAGTTGAAACCTGCAAACTTTGTAGATTCACCAACTTCTGCTGACCCATTTGCTGGTATGGCAAGTGCTACGGTAACGGTAACAGAAGGAACTAATTCGTAATTAGATTCTTTTATACTAAGGAAGGGGTGTTAGAAATGATACCCCTTTTTTCTTTAACAAACTTTTAACACATTTTTTTAGTTGATAATTTGTTTATATCGAAAAAGCGTTATATGTTTGTAGTGTAATTGTTGATACAGTTACAACGTTCTTTAAGATAATCTAAAACAGCAGGGTAAAATCTGTTTGAGTCTTGTAGTAAAGTTGTGTAGAAACACATAATAGATACCAAAGATTGGGATGTAGGTAAGCTAGCAATCTACAACCACCCTTAGTGCGGGTGAGTCAGTACCAACGCGACAAGACAAGAACAGAAAATCCTAATAGTCTGAGGATGCTATTTACAATATGTTATAAGTCCTCAAGTATATATAAGGGTGTCAGAAATGATGCCCTTTTTTTTGCTCCTTACTTAACAAAAAACAAAAAGATTTATTGTATATATATGATTGTACTACAAAAGTCTGATAGCGACCAAACGTTTAGTTTTATACCACGTTCTTATACGGCAGGAATTACCTACACAATTAAGATAGTAAACGAAACTACAAACAAAGAAGTGTATAGCAATACAACAACAAGTTTTGCGTTGGTTGATTATTATTACCAATATACAGACACTTTTACCCTAGTAGAAGATACAATGTACACGTTAGAAATTAAAGCAGGAAGCGATTTGATATTTAGAGATAAGATATTCTGCACTAATCAAACAATAAGCAGTTATAGCGTAAACAATACAGATTACACGCAACATAGCGATGAAAATGAATTTATAGTATTATAATGGCAAGAAACAACAAAATAAAAGCTAATGCAGACAGCATCCACGTTGTTAGCTTATCTTCTTACAACAGACCAAAGGTAACTGAAGATAAAAAAAAGGATTGGGTTGCTTATGGTAGTGATAATAATTACTATCAATACCTTATAGACTTATATACTAATTCTACGACTTCTAATGCAATAATTAACGGTATCAGCAATATGATATACGGAAAAGGATTAGATGCCTTAGACAGCAGCACAAAGACAAATGAGTACGCTGCATTACGTTCTATCTTTCACAACGATTGTTTGCGTAAAATCTCACTTGATTTAAAATTATTAGGTGAAGCATCTTTTCAAGTGTTATACAAAGATGGTAAAGTAGTAAGAAGCGAACACTTCCCAAGACAAACACTACGTGCAGAAAAGTGTAACAAGGATGGGAAAATAGAAGCATACTACTATCACCACGACTGGGGAAGTAAGAAACCTGCGGACAAACCACAAAGAATAGCAGCGTTTGGATTCGGTAACGGAAAAGAACCAGAAATAAAAATGGTTAAGCGTTATGTAAGTGGGTACGATTATTATTGCCCTGTTGATTATCAAGGGGGGTTAGCATATTCTGAATTAGAATCAGAAATATCTGACTACCTTATCAACGATGTTCAAAACGGTTTTAGTGGTACTAAGGTTGTAAACTTTAACAACGGTGTACCTGATAGAGAAAAGCAAATGAGCATCAAGAATGATGTGATGAACAAGCTTACAGGTTCAAGAGGTGAAAAAGTAATTATAGCCTTTAATAACAACGCTGAAAGCAAGACTACAATAGATGACGTTCCTTTAAATGATGCACCTGCACACTACGAATATTTATCTACTGAATGTTCTACTAAGTTAATGGTAGCACACAGGGTAACATCACCTTTGCTTTTAGGTATTCGCGATGGAAATAGTGGACTGGGAAATAACGCTGACGAAATCAAGACAGCATCCCTACTTTTCCACAACATTACTATTAGACCTTACCAAGACCTAATAATTGAAGCAATAGACGATATTCTTTCTGTGAACGGTATTAGTTTAAAACTTTATTTTAAGACCCTACAACCGCTTGAATTTATTGAAACTGATAATGCCATCACAGACGAGGCTAGAGAGGAAGAAACAGGCGTTAAATTGGCTAAGGAAGAGTCTTTTGATGATGATAAGATGTTTGACTTACTAGATGAGTTTGGAGAGGAAGAAGATTTAGAAAATTGGGAACTTGTAGATGAAAGAGAAGTAGACTACGACCAAGAAGAAGCCTTAGATAAAATGATAGGTTTAGCGAGTACAGAAACAGCAAGACCGAGTACAGGAACAGCAAGACCGAATGCAGGGAGTGAACAAGATGGCGAAGCTGATGGACTTAAATTTAAAGTAAGATACCAATACGCGCCATTAAGAGTTTCTGCAAACAGTAGAGAGTTTTGTAAGAAAATGGTGTCATCTGCAAAAATATATCGCAAAGAAGATATAATGCAAATGAGCCAAAGAGCGGTAAATGCAGGATGGGGATTGAATGGTGCTGATACTTATGATATATGGCTTTACAAAGGCGGTGGTGGTTGTCATCATTTTTGGATGCGCAAGACGTATATGGGAAAAGGAGTTAAGCCTGATGCAACCAATCCAAACGCAGAAATATCTGTAAACAAGGCGAAGAAAGAAGGTTTTAAACCCGAAACAAACGACAAGAAAGTGGCTATGCGACCAAAGGATATGCCTAATCAAGGATTCGTAAATAAATAAGAAATGGCAGAAGCACTTTTAGTAACAAGAAAAGACATAGTTAAGTTTACTGCAATGAGTGGTAATGTTGATACTGATAAATTTATTCAGTACATCAAGATTGCACAAGACAAACATATTGAAAACTACTTAGGTTCTGACTTAATAGACAAGATAAAACAGCATATTATTGATGATGATTTAGCAGGAGACTATTTAACCTTAGTAAACGAATGGATAAAGCCTTGTTTGATACATTGGGCAATGGTAGAGTATTTGCCTTTTGCTGCTTACAGTATTGCAAACAAAGGGGTGTTTAAACATAGTTCGGAGAATGCAGAAAACGCTTCAAGGGATGAGGTTGATTACCTATTAGAAAAGGAAAGAAACACAGCGCAATACTATACGGACAGGCTAATTGACCATCTTTCTTTTAATGCAGGTTCAAAATATCCTGAATATTACACGAACAACAATGAAGACGTAAACCCAGATAAAGACATTTTTGGAGGATGGGTACTATAAAGAAATACAAACCAAAACCAAAAAACATTGAGAAACTAACAAAGTACCTCAATAAGAGTAACAAAACAAAGAAAAAAGTATTGTATTAGTATGGCTAACGGTATTAATTGGGGGAATATTTATTGCAGTTCTTGGTGGGGAAGCAATACCAATCAATCAACAATAGATATTGATTCAAAACCTGAATGTTTATGAGTTGGGGGAGTATATATAAAGTAACGTGGTTTGGTAATGCAAACGAAAGTATTGGATGGGGTATTGGCTACCCTTTTGATGCAGATGGTTCTTACTTAACAGCAGACGTAAACACAATAAAAGCAGACACAACAGCATATAAAGCAGATGCAACAGAATATTAAAAAATAAAAAATGGCTAAACAGACAGTAAATTTAGGTACATCAGCAAATGACGGTACAGGAGACCCTTTAAGAACTGCATTTGACAAATTAAACGACAACTTTGACGAGGTGTATGGTAATAACTTTGTTACTAACGCAATGTTAAATGATGACATTGTAGACCACGCAGAGTTAGCGGATAGATACACAGAAGTTCAAACGATAAGCACAACAACGGCAACAGTTGATTTGGATGGTAGTTCTTATGGCGTTTTTAATATTACTGCTAACTTACAATCAACGCAAACCCTTAACCTTCAAAATATGAAAACAGGGCAAGTAATTGACATCCTAGCAACAGGAACGAGTACTTTAACCCTAACTTCTGATGATACTTCTGAAACCTTTAACAATTTAGGCGAAGTAACTTACGATGGAGCATCGGACAATCATATTCAAATAATTTGCATAGACGATACGGATTCTGCTGCTATCTATAACTATACTATCCAAACTTACACTAGCGATAATACACCAAACTAATATGAAAGCAAAAGATTACAACGGAACGATAAAAGTATATAATACAGTACCAAAATCATACGGAAGTGTTATCGGAGGTTTTGACTTACTATCAGATAGTGATTTACAAGGACACGGGTTTTACGATGTAGTAGTGCCTAATTATGATAGAAGAATACAAGATTTAGGCGATATTTATTTTGATTCAGAAAACAGCGAATTTACTTATCCTGTAAACAACCTTACTTGGAGTGAAACATTATCAGAACTAAAAACACAGCGGATAAAAGAAGCTAAGATATTAGCTAACGATGAACTGTCTACATCAGATTGGTATGTTACAAGAAAAGAAGAAAAAGGTACAGCAATCCCTAGTGAGATAACAACTGAAAGAGATGCTATACGAACTTCTTGTGCTAATCACGAAACAGCTATAAACGCCAAAACGACAAAGGCGCAAGTAATGTCGTATGATATAACTTACTAATATGGGGTTAGGTAAAAGATTATTTGTTTCTCAACCATCAGGCGATGGAATACCTACTGATGGTTTGTTAGCGCATTACAAGTTAGATGGAAACGCCAATGATGAAACAGGAAACTATAACGGAACAGCAGTATCAGGTACAACATATCCCACAGGTAAGTTTGGTCAAGCCTTAGATGGAAATGGAAACAAATATATAGATTTACCTTCGGGTGCGCCTTTTAACGATTCTAATACTATAATATCAGTTAGTGCTTGGGTAAAGTTAGACACAACGACAAGTAGAGTTTTTCCTTTAAGCATTTCGAGTTCTAGTCAAGCAAACGATTATTGGTATTTTGGTTGGTTAGCTGATTTAGGTAGAATATATGTAGCCACAAGAGATGGTTCAACATCAAATCAGTCTTTTGCATACACAAATGTTACCGCCAACACTAGTTGGAGGCATATTTTTTGTCAGCTTACATCTACTGACCGAGAAATATACTTAGATGGAGTAAGTCAATCTATTACATATCAAACAGCAGGAAGCGGTACAAACACTTCTTGGATTGATTATCCCACCTATAATACCTCTACTAAAGGCACTATTGGTTTATTAAGATATGCATCTAAAATTTATAGCGATGGGCTTATAGACCAAGTACGTTTATATAATAGAGAATTAACTTCGATTGAAATAAGTGCATTGGCAAACGAAATATAATGATACAAGATTTGAAGATATACGGACTAAATTTAGGTGCTATAGTATTTAGCACAGTACCTAATATAAATGCACAGCTACAAACGGTCGTTTTAGTATTAACGATAATTTATACATTAACTAAAATCTATAAGCAGATAAAATGAAAAAGAAAGACTTAATACACTATTCAGGAGCAGCAGGTATTTTTGTTCTAGTAATTTTATTATTGTTATATTTAGCAAATAATTCTATTCCTAGAGAAAACAAAGATATTATAGTATCTATCGTGGGTATGATTGTAGGAAGTTTATCAGTTGTTATCTATGCTATTATAGGGCGCAACCCTGACGAGGTAAATCAATTACAAAGTAAGGTAGAAAGCCAACAGAAGCACATTGATACACTGGTAGAGCAGAAAGATGCTTACGAGGCACAGATGATAACTTTACAGAAAGAGATTATAAGCGCAGGAAGTGAAGCGTTTAAAAGTATATTAGATAAATAATATGAAATACTTTAAACTTAGTGAATTTGATTCGCCAGATGAGGTTGGTAGTGGGTCTAATATGGATGCTACTTTTTTGGAAATGCTCGACGATGCAAGAGGATGGGCAGGAATACCTTTTAAAATCACAAGTGGATTTAGAACGCCATCACATAACGCCTATGTTGGTGGGGTACAAGCAGGACTTAAAAGCAAAGGAAGTTCACACTTGTTTGGGTATGCAGCAGACATTGCCTGTACAAGTGGGGCAGAAAGGGAAATTATACTTAATGCCCTTATTGAAGCAGGGTTCAAAAGAATTGGAATCGCCAAAACTTTTATCCACGCAGACAATGACCCTGACAAGAACCCATCTGTCTGGCTTTACTAATACAGCAGGAAATACCTTATGCCTAACGAAATAAAGATTAAGTCTAATGGACTTAGAAACGAACTAAAGGAAATACGCAAAAGCATTGATTCCTTGACTAACGCTATTATAGCACAAACACACGCACGATATGAAAAGAGTTCTAACAATGGTTGCCTTAATTGCAACTGTAAAAATGATGTGTTGCAAAATGACGTATGATGAAATACGAGAGCAACTACAAGATGGTGAAATAACTATTGAACAAGCGCAAACGCTTTGGCTCAAACACAAAGATAATGAGCAACAAGAAAAAATTTAAAGATACTAAAGTTGGTCAGTTCTTACTTAATAAGATTCCTGCAGTTGTTGGCAGTCTTGCTGATGATAGTCCCGTTGGCGGTGTCGTACGCGCTCTTATTGGTGGTAGTGAGCTTACAGATGAAGATAAACAAATTGCACTTAAAAAACTAGAGCAAGAAATACACGAGTTCGATGGTATTACTAGAAGGTGGGTAGCTGATTCACGTTCACAGTCTTGGTTACCACAAAACGTTAGACCCCTTACATTAATCTTTTTAACGGTATCTTTTGTTGTAGGGTGGTATATGCAAATAGACGGTTTGTCAATCGTTAAAGAACTGCTATTTGTAGTTTTTGCAGGATATTTCGGGGGTAGGTCTTACGAGAAAGTTATGGGCAACAAGAACCATAAGTAAAAAAAAATAATTATTTCTATTGACTTTTTAAAAAAAATGTCCGACCTTTGGTGGGTGGAGGCTAATAATATGTAAATTACACTATATGAAAG